GGGTATACGAGATATAGAGTCTCAAAGATTAGCTGAAGAGATATTTGATTCTGCTCTAAAAGCCACTAAAGAAAGTTTAGTGGAGGTTAATGAGGAGTTAGCCGCAGGAGCAAAGTTATCTAAAGTATTTCCTGTAGGTCCGTTGGGCGGTCAATTACCTACAGGTTTTGAAGTAGGGGGTCAAGAATTCGGTAATCGAGAAAAAGCTGTAATTGCTCAAGAAAAACTAGTGAAGCTAACAGATCAGTATGAAAGAGCATCTGAATTACTTAAACAAAGTCTTGAAGGGACTTTTGACCCAGAAAAATATAACACTGCTGTCACTTCAATGGAAGGAGTTAAGATAGCATTAGAGAACGCCGGATTTGATAAGTTTTCAGAGAAAATAACTATAACTATGACAAATGCGACTGATGCTGCGACTGCCATGCAAAATATAAAACTATCTGAAACGGCAATAGCAGGCATTAAGGCTTTTACAATTGCTCTTAAAGCGGCAGAAACACAGGCAATTGTAACTGCCGCAGCTACAGCCAAGATAGAGGCAGCAAAAGCATCACAGTCAAAAGCACTAGGCGGCATGATATATAGAGCCGGTGGTGGTTTTGTACCGAGAGGAACAGACCGAGTACCGGCGATGCTAACGATTGGTGAAATGGTAATGAATAGTAAGGCGTCCAGAAGATTTCAATCTCAATTGATAGCGATGAATGCCGGAGTCAGTCCTCAGTTTAGACAATCAGGTGGCTCTGTGACTAATATCGGTGATGTTAATATCTCTGTTCAAGGTGCAACGTTACCTGCCCAAACAGCTAGAGCGACGATGGCAGCATTCAAACGTGAAATGAGACGCAGCGGTACAACACTTAACTAAGGAGAAACAATGTCAGATAGGCTAAACATGGGTTCGGAAATAGGCGCACAAATAACTCAAAATCGTGGCCAGGTCGAAGGATTCGACCCTAAAGGTAAGTTTCACGCTGAGCTTTGGCGTGGCGGTAAGTGTATTCACCGCGAAGAATTTGCTAATGGAATAACTGATGAGGGTAAGAAGAAGATTTTCGACCTCTACTTCCTTTACGCTGACGTTGATGTTCCTAATGGTACTACTGAGAAAACGTACATCGGCCTTGTTAACACGGGCTCGACGCTTGCGTCAGGTGACACTTATGTAACTCATGCGGGCTGGACCGAGTTTACTAGTTACACGGTTTCTGCTTCGGCTAAGCGTGGGGAGTGGACCGCTGGCGCGGCAACAGGTGCAGGGACAGTTAGCATTACCAATGCTTCTCCCGTTACGTTCGACTTTACCGGGTCAGGAACGGTAGACGGTATCTTTGTCGTCTCGGGCACCACTACGGAAATCGAAGTTCAGAGCAACGTCACGGCCGGCAACATACTGTGGTCGACTGGCGACCTCGCCGCTCCTTTGGCAGTTGTTAGTGCCGATCAATTGAAGATTACGTATACTGTCAACGCTTAATTTCAGAATTAAAGCCTAGGGCGGGATAACGCCCTAGGCTTCAGGAGAACAAACATGGCTCTACGCTGGATCGAAGGCTTTGAGGGTTTCGGCGCTCTTACGGGAGCTTCTTTGATAACTGAAGTGGGGAAGAAGTACGACGCTTCGAGTATGTCTGCTTCTACTCTCCAGACCGGTCGCGGTGGCGGGTCTGCTCTGAACATTGGGGTAACACAAGCACACTACATAGCGAAACTCTTCGATAACCAGGAAACTTGGATTATCGGATTTGCTTTTCACACGCCGCCATCGTTCTCAGGTACTGGGAGAACTATGATTCAACTCCTAGACGGCGGTGTAGCTGGCACTTTGCAGATGGATCTAAGGCTAATTGACGACAAGCTAGCGATTACTAGGAATGGCACGCTACTCGATACGACAGCTAGTATATTCTCTACGAGTACATGGTACTACATAGAGTTCAAAGTCAAGATAAATGTCACCACGGGCACGTATGAAATGCGTGTAAATGGGAACGCGGTAGGCACGCCCGGCTCAGGTGCTAATACCGACAATACTACAACTGGAGTCGCTGACGCGGTAAGAATCTATAACACAGAGTCGACGCCTTGGTACGATGATATTTATATCCTTGACGGTACAGGCGGAGAAAATGACGATTTCCTCGGCGAAATGAAGGTAGAGATTTTACTGCCTACGAGTGACTCCATTTCTGCCGACTGGTCATTGAGCACAGGAGCAGACCACTATGCACTGGTCGACGAGAATCCTAGCGACGAAGATACTACGTATGTTTATTCTACTGTTAGTGCTGAAGTTGACCTCTATAACTACGACGATATTGGTTCAGCCTTCCAGACCATTTACGGCGTACAAATAAACACCCAAGCTAAGGTGTCATCGGCAGCGTCAATTGACATGTACGTCCCGGTGTCTTCCGGTTCGACGGTAAGTAACGGCACCGCGGTAACGGTGTCCGATACAAATTATAAGACGTTCGGTAGGGCCATAGGTCTGGACCCGGACACAGGTGCCTTGTGGCTCAGCGGTGCGATTGACGCGGCCCTCTTTGGAGTACGAATAGTCTAATGGCCGACGTTAGGGTAACAACACAGGCTACTGAAGTCCTAGGTTCTGTTACTAGTGACATTAGAGTCACTATGCAGTACATAGAGTATCTGCGCGTATACAATGATGGCTTCATCGACGACACTCTGATTCTGACTGACAGCCCCATTGTGGGCAATATGGTTAGGAGTCGATCGGTAACTCACGGTATATTCTTTGGTGAGTTTATAGTTGCAGCCGGTGTGCCCCTGTCTAAAGAGATTATCCATAGGTTCACAGACGACGCCACAGTTTACGACCCTGAAACCGGTCTTTACAAGGTGATACACAATGGACTCAACGGTATAATAACTCAGGAGGTAATTAGGAATAGGCCGCAGGATAATAAGCTATACGTAGATCAAGATATAACCTATGTATTCATAAAAAATACAGCCGTAGACGAGCCTATTGAATCAACTATCACTTTCGGTCAGGATGTATCCGGGGCGAAAGGTAGGGAGTCAACTATAACCTTCGGTCAGATTATCGGCCAGGAAGTCGGTCGCGGTATATTCGATGATATTACTATCAGGGATAGTATCGGCGAAGTAAAAATAAGTAATTCCGGAATTACGTCAAGTTTAACTATTAGTGATAATATCGAATATACTTTCAATGAGGGTGACAGAGCGGTACTTTGTACATATTCACCATTTGTGGGTTCTACAACTGACAGCGAAGCCCCATCTCCACCGCTAACAACAGTACCAACACTGATACCATTAAATGGAATAACTCTAACCTGTCCTGCCGCAGCAACAAGTATTACATTAAGAAATCCTGAATTGGGTGACAAAGATATTTCCCAATTCCAAAGAATTAATAGAGAGACTCGTGGTGGCACACTAGTTGTCTTCTCAGATCCAATTTGGCCCCGTACCCAAAAATTAATTTTAGAATTTACCGGGCTAACGGAAGATAAGGCCCAAGAGTTCTTGACGTTCCTCAATCTTTCCTTGGGACAATATGTGGAACTAACTGATTGGGAAAGTAATACATGGAGAGGGATTTTAACATCACCGCAAAGTCCTATTATACGTGATGGTACATGTAAAATTACTGCTACGGTGGAATTTGAAGGGGGTAAATTATATCTTGAGACTATTACTGATACGTTACCAATTACACAAAATATATTGGGCAGTGTGTCAGATGTGTCTTGGAGTGGTTTTGAAGCAGATAAACTCTATTTACAATCGGGTCAATTTACATCAACTGTTAAATTTAGTCACCATTTGAATATAGTTGGAGGGCAAGTACACGGTATAGAGTGGGACGGGACTGATACTCTTTGGTGTAGACTAGGTACAGCCAAATTGTATTTACAATCCGGTCAATTTTTCTCACCAATTAAATTTAGCTTCGATGTTAGTGGTAAAGATACTCAACCGACGGGTATATCGTGGGATGGTATTGATACATTGTGGGTGGGCAATGTATCAGACAAATTGTATTTACAATCCGGTCAATTTTTCTCACCAATTAAAGAAAGTTTAAATATAAATGCGAAGAATCCTAATCCTCGTGATATCTCTTGGGATGGTACAGATATTCCATGGTTAGGTATTTCACCCGCCACATTATATCTCCAATCTGGGCAATTTACTTCAACAATATTGGCTAGTCGTTCTATAACTGGTATTGATACTGACCCAGGTGGAATATCATGGAATAAATTTGACACACCTTGGTGTGGACGTACAGACGACAAATTATACTTACAATCAGGCCAATTTACGACTACGTTAATAACTAGTGTTTATGTAGGCAGTATCGATAATAATCCATCAGGAATCTCGTCTAATAACTTTAATCTCTAACATGATTAAATTAACATCTTATCAAACGACTACCTTACTCCCGAATCCTGAATTCGGGGATAGTGAAGGTTTGTTGGATGAAGTTTCCATTAAACGTACTATTGACGGTAGTCGACATGTTTATGTAAAAACTAAAAATCAACGTAGGAAATTAATTTTTAGTTTTAGACTTACTAGACTTAAAGCACTTGAATTGCGTGCTTTCATACAATCGTATTTTGCATCGACTGTGACCCTAGTCGACCATCTTGATCAAATATGGGTAGGTAATTTTATGTCTAATCCATTTGAATTTACATCGGTAGCTGCCACAGAAATAACAGTACAATTAGATTTTGAAGGGGTAAAACAATGAGAAACTTGTCCGCCGACGCACTGTTGAAAATTGCCAATAATATCGGTAATGAACCGGTAAATATAATTGAAGTCGAATGGATTAGGGATAGTGGTAATAAATTCAGCTATGCTGATCGAGACTTGACATCGATTCAAGGTAAGATACTAGAAGTGAACGATCTTGATAATGTAATCAATGTAACGGGTAACACTGATTCACAGGAGATCACAGTCAAACTCGACGATACCGATGGAACAATTCGCGGTGTAATGGACAAGAACGATATACATTTCCGTGACGTATGGGTGTATCAATGGTTCGAGGGATTAGACTTATCTGACAAATTCCTACTGTTCAAGGGCAAGATAAATTCTCCAGTATCCTGGAATGAAGGCGATAGGACTGTAACATTTACTATTATTTCACAATTAGAATCACTTGAAATAGGATTTTCACCCGAAGAAGGAAATTTCCTAGATATAACGCCGGAATTAATTGGTAAGCCATGGCCTATGTGTTTTGGAACAGTTAAATATGTGCGTGCTTTAAGACTAACTGAAACTATGACGGGTACTCTAGGCGACGGGGTAGGTATAGCAGATTTTGCTTTAGAAGCTAGGGCTTTTGCATTATCTGTAGTTACTGGTTACCATGGAAAAACGTCTTCTACACATACTAATCAGTCTGATGCAGCTTTAGCGACTTTCCTATGTCAAAAGAAAACTGAGAGAAATAGTTTTAGAGTTTTTAATCACGATCAATTTCCGCGAGGAACAATTGATCTTAAAATCGGAAAAGCAGTATTAGAGGGACATTTTGTAGGGAAAACAAACCGTTTTATATTACATAAAATAGGTTCAAGATACCAAGAAAATCACCCAGAGTGGGAAAATTTTGAAGTTGTTGGATACCAAGCTATTCCACGTGGATGGGGAACAGGTAATGCTACTTTGGGTGGCGGCGTTATACAGCCCTGTCCTGGGGGCGAGACCTTTATTGCAACCAGTTTTGGTGGAATAATTCAAACTGGTTTTGAATATCGTTGTGGTGGTGATTGTACTCAAAAGTCAAAAATTATGCCACATGCAGGTAATTGGCCACCTTTTGTAAATTCGGTTACAGGGTATAAACAACATTTTACAGGTAAAATTACTGGTGACAACGCAGGATATGTGTTTTTGAAAGCGGGTAATAAAGTACAGTTAGCCGCTACTGTGAGTCAAAAATTTGTAGTAAGTATTGTTCCTGGTACTGTACTTAAAGTGACTGCTTGGTCTACGCGTGAAGGTCAAAGATTTCTACAGACTGTTCCTTCTAATTATTATACTGTTTCTACAGAATCGTGGGGAGAAATTACAGCTGTGATTGTAACTCTCGATGAGGCATTGTCTAAATATGAAGAAATGGGATGGGAAGATGATATTTTTGTCACATTTAGATCAAATGTTGGACCTAATGTGGTGGAGATATTAGAGTATCTCATAGATAGATACACAGATTTTACTGTAGATTCCACTTCATTCGACCATGTAAGAGGCCGTGTAGAAGTATACTCAGCACATTTTGCGATATATGACCGTAAGGATATTTTAACAGTGTTACAAGAAATTTCTTACCAAGCCTGCTGTTCATTAGTGTTAAAGAATGATGTATTTTTTATTAAATATTTGCCCGAAGAGCCTACTCCGGTAAGTACAATAACAAAGGGAGATATTTTAGTAGAATCTTTAATTTTAGAACATACAAACACTGAAGATATTATAACTAAAATGGTGTGTAAATGGAAGTTGTCAGACGCTCAAGAGAAGCCATATAAAACAATTTTACGACATAATGTCGCAAAGTACGGTGTACATGAACAAGAATTTGATTATTATATTTATAATTATGCTGATGCAGTTATTAAAAGTGCAACATTTTGGACTATACGTAGGGCAAATACTTGGAAAAAATTAACCTTTAGTACACCTTTAACGAAATTAAATCTGGAGTCATTGGATGATATTAGTATCAGTTTAATTGGAGACCTAGCGAATGTTCCGGTGATTTCAAGTATTGAAACTGGCACATATAATTCAGCAGATAGATCTTTAACTTTTACGTGTTGGACACCGGTAAAAGCTGGGACTATGGTTCCGTATATTTTCGCTTATCCAGCCGATGTAGATGAAACACTAACCTTTCCAACACCGGAAGAAATACAACAGGGTTTTAATGGTAGTGGATTTTCACCCAATAAAAGTGCAACAGGGCAATTGGTGCAAGGGGCAGGACTCACACTTGCCAATAAATCATATATTGCTGGATCAAGTGATGGTAAAGATGCCCCGTGTACCAAGTATGATACCCAAATTGATAAGGCACATAAAGGTTGTGAAGACAAAGATGATGACGATAATGACGATACTGAAGATGAGAAAGGGGATCTAAACAATGATGAAGGTAAAAGAAATCCTAGTGATCTCGGTGATATTAAAATAGAACCTGATACCCCATTAGATGAGACATGGATAGATGATCCACAAGGGCCGCCAAGCGTAAATTATCAAGGGCAAGAGATACCTTCCCCCGATGGTTATGGGAATGATTATGAGGGTGGATTCAAAAGTAATTTAGAGTCAGGTGATATTGACAGCGGTGATACAGATGGGTTACCAGATCCTGATGATATAGATGATGATGCCTGCAATTGGATTGTGACTGCGGGACAACTTACTCCAGTGTTAGACGTAAGACCTGGTGGTTGTCAATCTTTTGACAGGTCTCAAGAAGCCGGGACATTCGGTTGTGTGGTCAACGGTGTGTATGTAGCTCAGGTCTATACTTTTGTGTTTAATTCGCACGCAGCAGCAGAGGCTAAAACAGTAGAGATTAACTCAAATAAAAATGGCACCGTCGGCGAGAATCTGATATGGTCAGCAGGCATTACATCTGGCTTAGGAAGTTGTCAAGAGCCTGCTGATCCTCAGATGATAGCATATCGCGGTCCATAATAATTAGCGTTGTCTTAGAAGCATACGTCGATAACACTCCGCTGTAGCTATACAATCTTGTAAAGCATCATGTGCTTTAACATTAGTTACATCTAATTTTTTACAGATAAAACCAAGATTATATTTATTAAACATAATTTTTTCGCTTCTAAAATCACAAAGGTCGCTATCAAATGCTGCTGCGACCATTGTGTCTCTGTAAACAGGGTAAAATGCCTGATTAAAAGACTCTAGGCCCATCCAGTCTTTCAAAAACTCCCTGTCAAACGGCCAGTTCTGTGCTAAAGGCACAATCTTTTTGTATAGGGGAAGTTCTAATCGATCAAACCATTCGTCAAATAAATCTGCGCAGGTAAATGACTCGATAGCATGTTGCTGTCGACGGACAAAATCTGCCTTTGGGAGTAACATTGCCTTTTTTTCCATACGTTCAGGATTTTTGATTTTAATATCCATACAGAAAGGCATAATTTCACGAAGTGGTTTGATATTAGTATCTAATGGGAGTACAGCAATTTGCCAAATATCGTGATAACCTGGACGAAGCCCGGTAGTTTCCACGTCAATAGCACACAGTAAATGTCCATTAAGATGTTGCATCGATGAGTATTTACTATATCCCATATCGCCACCCTTTTAACCAGTCGATAATACGCAGGTACCTTGATCTTTTACACATTTCCTGTTTTAATAAATCAAATTCTTTCGATATTTGTAAAAATACTTCTTTTGTCTGTCCATTGTATCTAGCATAATTTATAAGGCCAAACTGTGCGTCATGAAAACTTCGTGATAATTTGGAAAGATTTAATTTAAATAGTATTGCGCGTTTCTCTAATACAGTTAGTCGATTTGACTTATACATTATTTACCTCGCAGAAAATTAAAGGCTCGGTAGACTAGTGATTTTCTTTTTGCAATAATTCTATTTCATTATCCATTATTTACCTCAAAAGTAAAATACTCTTTAATTCTTATCACTATCGACTTGGGGCGCAATTTACGTAATGCTACATTATTACGTTTTTGTAATTTTTTAAGAGTCTTTTGTTGACCTTTTAGTACAATTAATTGACCTTCTATAATAGTTAAGTCATTCTTAATAGCCTTTCTCAAATCTACAATCTTATTGATATTAAGGTTAAAAGCGTCAAATGTATGTGTAATACCTCCATTAACCATTCGTAATCTCCCTGAAAATACTTTCAATTTTATTATTCAAATCGTCAAATGTACCGTCATTTCCCATCTTAAAATCCCATCCATCATACGCGAGTAAACTAGTTTCAGCGTCATCAGTCCCAAGATTACTTAGCGTACGTGTTATTTTAACTAACACACCACCTTGTTTTTTGATGTATTCTGCTTCATTCAAAAATCTAAGGTCACTAATGATTATAATATCACAATTCGGACAAATAAGAGCATTTTTAAGCCAAACGTTTGGGTCAATTTCTCGCATCTTATTTCCGACAGCTATCCAAATATCCCTCGGAGATTTTCCGATCTGCGGTAGGACTATTTCTTTCTCTTCATAATGGGTTTCATAGTAAATACCACGCTGTAATCCCGCCCACCCAAAAAGTTGAAAAGAAATATCTTTCAATTTGCCTGCAAAAGCATTACTTTTAACCCGTAATTCAGGGCGCGTTGTTCGAATATAAGTATCAAGAAACTTAGCTGCCGTACTCTTTCCCACCCCTTTCTGATGTCCAAACGCTATAATTTTTGGATTTTTCCTGTCGACCATACTCCGACCTCCTCTTCTATCACTAAGTGTCTAAGACGTTTATGGTCTAAATTGACCCCTACAAATGTGCTATTATTCGTTTCTATAAATTGCGAAAATCCCCGATCAAAAGCATGGGCTAATTGTTGGCGTTCTTGTATTGTTAACTGTTCTATTTTTGATTTTATACTCAAATTTCTACCTCCAATTTATTATCACATAGAATTAGAGGTGAATCTTCTGTCTCAATAGAAGTTAAACTGATATTACCTACGTAATACTGTGCCCCTTCGGACATGACTCGTCCTTTAGGGAAATGTGGCGGTAACTTTTTACCAAATTTAATTTTTGTCCATGTATAGACTTCATTTGGATCTAGCCAATTTAAAAATTGATTATATAATTCAGAGTATAAAATCATTGTACCAGGTACATAATAAGTTGTTTCGTCTAAGAATTCTTCAAGTTGAGTTCTATTATGTTTTTGAGTTTGTTTTTTGATTTCAGTGTCTAAAGTTGGTACAAACAACCTGTCATTAGAGGGTGGTATTTCTACACGTAAAAGACTTGCCATAAAATCAGGGGCTTCTTTTTCCAGTAATATTTTCATCTTAGTAGTTGGTATCATATCTACTAGATCAAATGGCGGGACATGTATCATAGTAATCCTGGTATCACCTGGGAAAATAGGACACTCGGTAGATTCATTACCTGTTTGTACAAAATGGACAGTATTTTCTACTTGATACGGAGTACGACCTTTATGGTGGATTGATATATTTGACGCGGTAATCCAGTCTTTAATTCTATTTCTAGCTCCTGGATTCTTTTGGAGATTAGTTTCTTCGACTACACATAAAATAGCGTTTTCCAATTCGCCATTAAATCCCGCACTTGAAATAAGGGACGTATCTGCTCTCACATATCCACGAGTCATTAGAGAGCCAATAGCTTCATGGAATGTAGTTTTCCCGGTACGCTCTTCTTTCGAGAAAAAGAATAAGTATGGTAAATGTTCTTTTGGGAAACGAAACAAAGACGCAACCCATATTTTAAGATAGTCTGCCCCTGTCTTGATACTATTAGCCTTACACCAACCATTTTTCTTTATAGTTGAATCTAGACCTTTACCGCAATGATCTAGTATCTTTTGCCATGTAGGAAATATGAAAGGTTCGTCGTCTTTAGGTAGATACCGGAATTCGGCAGCATTACGGTTCCATTTCCTGCCACCTATATATTCATCTTGAAATGGCTCATTAGTCAATGTCCAGCCCTCTAGTACGCAATGTCCTAAAATCTTGCTTATTTCAGACTCAGAAAAATATAGGGCTTTTAACGCTACACGGACATGAGTCATGGGCTCATTATGCCAATTATCGCCTGTTTTAATGACCCAACCATAATCATCGCCAGTCTCAGTAATGACATGACGGATAAGATCATCAAAATCCATTGCTTTAGACTCACCAGGTTGTTGTAATTTAACATCAAACAACCTCTTCCAATGTCCTTTATCTTCACGCCATCCCGGAACTTCGTCGTATTTATCCGTAGGTTCTCTTTTAATATGTATTATCAGTCGTCCATCTTTGTGTTGTTTAAGCAAAGCCGGCCGACTACTCATCCAGTCAGGAGAATTAGTCTGAGCACCAAGCATCTTCGCTGCATCGACGGCTGATTTTCCATCATTGAATACGAAACCGCCTTTTTCGTCTTCCATTCCGCCGTAAGCACTTGCAGCGATATCAAGTGACGGGTCTCGATTGAAATAACAATACGTCCAACCACTTGCGTCTTGTTTCCAAGAAAGAGACTCTTGGATTCCGGGAGAATATCGTCTAACGACCCATGCCCCATCTGGTCGGTCTAAGGCGAAACAGAAGCAATTATGGTCACTTCCTTGTTCTTTTCCAGTTGCTACGGTATTAAATAATCCTCTCAATTTCAAAGCATCATGGGCACGTTTAAGATCAAAAGTGTGACATACAAGCATCTGATGATCTTGGTCCCACCACCAAGATGATTTTGTATCACTTAAAAAATCTAAAAGTTTTCTATGTTGTTCGCTAAGTCGTACCCGTGAACGTTGACCTGTTAATTGGTCAAAAATATCTTCTTCTTTGTTTTCGATAAATCCCGGACGTGTTTTACGTTTTTTACCGCATATTACACTAATATGATCTTTCCAATTGATAGGAATATCAGTAAGAGTATTGCCTCTTTTAATAAGTTTTAGACCTTCATTGTCGTCAGTTTTCTTTCTATGCCATACCCACATAACTCCGCCGCAACAATCAACTCTGCTCGCAAAATCAAACCCGGTAAGGGCAGACATTTTACCTAGAATTGATCTAGCTAAAGCAGCGTGTTCATTGTGATTCTCTGTTGGTACATCAGATAAAAATACATATAAATGTAATCCGCTACCTGAAGTTGATTTTCTTACTGTAACCCACGGAATATTATACGCAGTATCACGAACTGCTTTTAATTCTGTGTCGGATAAAATATTACTAGTGTGTCCAGCAATGGCGTCAAAATCAAAAGCCACCCATTTGGATGTTTTACTCTTAAAATTCCAACCGGTAAGACCTATACCTTCAGCATGTACTGAAATATCATATTTGATTTCAAAATCATTATTTTCAGGTACAGAAAATGCTTTTTTAGGCATACGAATAGAATACCACTCTTGTACACCATCAGAATAAGAATGCCAGGTTCGACCTTGGTATCCTTCGGTAGAAATACGTTCGCCTTCATCTTGGGCGACGTTAACTTGGACTTCCATCCCTGAGCTATATAGGTATGAAAGATCAGACCAAGTAGATTTGGTCAAAAAGATTTTAATGGCATCAGAGCGTAACATTGATTTTATTCACTGATTTTATTGCTCCCGTAAAATCATATCGGAAAGCGGGGCAATAAACACCAATAAATATAGACCGATTAGACAAAATATAATACGCGGAAAATGGCACATATTTTTATTTTTCTTAGTATTTTTATAAGTCGCTATGACGCAACGACTTACAGAATAGAGATATAACGCCTTTCTACCCTCTCTTTGTATATAATTATTTCTATTTCTATTTCTATATAACAATTAAAAATACGTATAACTCGTAAGCTGTAACTTATTAGTATGTATACGTTTATAAACACCCCTACAATGGCGGCTGTAACTTATAAAGTATTATACAATATACTATAGGCAATTATCAGATATATTTTTCGATAATTGCTAGAAAATATAGACGTTATAGCGTAATATACCACGTAAGAAGTACAGTTTTATACTGGATGATATGATTTGGTGACTCCGATTTATTATCCATTTAGAACTGACTTCAAAATCACTTCATTTTAAGGGAGACATTTAATGTCAGAGTCAAAGGTCGATGTAATTCGTGTAGAAGAAATTCGAGAGAATCCTATTGCTTTGCGTGCGGTGAATCGTGAAAGTGAAGTTTATATCGGTTTGCGTGATTCCATTCAAGCAGTTGGTTTGATTTCACCTGTCAGTGTACGTGTCCGCACAGATGACAAAGATGGCACAAAGTATTATGAACTTCTTGACGGTCTACACCGATATTCTGCCGCCAAGGATATTGGTCTTGAGACAATTCCGGTCAATATCAAGGATCTTGATGATGCTCAGGCATTGGAAGCTCAGATTATGGCAAATGTCCATAAGGTCGAAACTCGTCCGGTAGAATATACGAGACAACTGTATCGTATTCTAGGCGGTAATTCTCTTATGACTCTTGCTGAGTTGGCCGTAAAGGTGGCAAAGAGCCCAACATGGATTGGGCAAAGGCTCAATCTTTTGAAATTGGATCCTGCCATCCAGAAATTGACTGATGATGGTAAAATCACAGTTACTAATGCAATTCAATTGGCGAAGTTGCCCCCTATTGAGCAAGTCGATTATATCGAGCAGGCAATGAGTATGGGTGCTGAGGATTTTGTCCCGCTTGTAATGGGCAGAGTCAAAGAAATCAGGGATGCGTCACGCGAAGGTAGAAAAGCTGACGCTCCGGTTTTTGTCGCCAATCCTAAGCTCCGTAAGGTGGCAGTTTTATCAGAGGAAGTTGATAATTCTGTAATTGGACCTGAGTTGTGCACTCGTTGTAAGGTTGAAACTCCGGAAGCTGGTTTTAATTTGGGTGTTAAATGGGCGCTCAATATTGACCCTGTTAGTATTGAAGTGCGTACCTCTTTGGATGCTGAACAAAAGGCCGCTCAAAAAGAAGCTAAGGCTAAGCGTACCGCAGAACGTGAAGCCAAAAAGGCTAAGGAAGCTAAGGAGCGAGCAGACCAAGCGGCTGCGGCGGCCGGACTTTAAGTTTGTAGAATAGGCCGCCCTCATATTGAGGGCGGTCTCTTTTTAGGAGTCACAATGCCTATAAACAGAATTTTAGATTGGGCAATTGAAAATGATGTTAAAATCGAATTGTTAAACAGTAAGGGCAGATATGCTTTAGTTATTAGTAAAGGTGAAATTAAGTCTACTTTTTCAATTGATCAAGGTATAGGTTTTGATTTAGCTCAACATCTCCTGTATCCTGCTATTGAATCAATACGACACAAATCGAATAAAGATTCACTACAACACCACCACCAGGACCAATTAAACGACCATGACAGAAGATAACCAAAACCAACTGATTCCGAAAGATATTGTAAGCGGAGATTTGTCTACAAATTTTGATGACATTGTAGCTTCAGGTGATTACCTTGGTAGGCTACAATTATTTGGTTCAAAATCTGACGCAGTAGCTGAAGGGTCTATTTCTGCTGCACATTACGGCCTTGTGAAAGACGATGAGATTACGGATCTCGGTGAAGAAATTGATGTTATACTCGTTGGATGGCGTCCAAAAGCGTTGGACACTAGTGGTGATTCACTAATTATTGACCATGACGCAAATAGCTCTGTTTTTGCAGAAATTAAAGAACGATCAGGTATCAGAGATTCTGGCTGTATGTATGGACCAGAGTTTTTGGTATGGCTGCCTGAACAAGCAGTTTTTGCCACTTACTACATGAGTAGTAAGACTGCTCGACGTGAGGCTAAAAAAGTGCTACCGCTGGTAGGGAAGGCCGCTACTTTTAAGTGCCATCTTATCGAGACTGCAAAATATAAATGGCATGGTCCTCTCGTATTCCCATGCTCGGCTCCAATGGTCGCTCTGTCTGAAGACAAGGTAAGGGCAGAATGGGCAAAATTTATCAATCCACCGAAGTCCGACGTTGAAGTCGCAGAAGATAAAAGCACTGATACAAGGGCACGGTAAATATGGGGGATTCGGCCAGTCAGTCAGGTGTGAAACCAATAATTGGGTCTACTATATCGTGGGCTGATCTTATAAAGGACATCGCAGAACTGATTGGCCGTTCTCCTACTTCCGGTATTGACTCATACAAATACAAACTTTCTGATTATGCTAGTTTTTTAGCTACTGTTAACGAATTCAGAACAGGAAATACACAGAATCCATTAAAAATAATCCAAAATGCAAATGATATATTAGATCATTTGCATTTTGGATTTTTAATGTATGGCAAATCCAGTTTGTTTTTCCACATACTTGAACAAACTGATTTGAAAATCACTTCGGTGCGTGCTAAGAATTACAGAGTAGCAATAGTCACAGGCACCTTAGGTCAATGGAAACAGGCAATAATCAACATTCTTACTAATAAATCAACGTCAGAAGCCCAATGGGTGTTTAGTTATTGTTATGATTTTTTCCAAAGTATTGGGCTACAGAGTGTTTGGGCCGACTACAGGAAGAAACAAACTGGGGACCACACATATCTACTGGAGTATAAGAAATGAAAGTTCTTATTACTGGACATAAGTTCCAAAAACTGATTGAACTTATGCAGACGCATGGTCTAACTCTCTATTGTCATTATTGTGCGGATGATATTGTCATAGTACGTATTCGAGGTTGCAATCTTAAAGGTGTCTCTTTAATTTATACCCAAGCCTATGGTCGTACAATAGAAAGTGCCATTGATAACTTTATAAAGAAAATAAACGACAAGGTTCTTGACAGTTTAGACACATTCAGTGAAATAGAAGTAGGGAATCTAACATGAAAATCGAACGTATAAACGCAATTTCTGAGAGTATAGAAAGTTTCGCATACGTCTACACTTTGACGATGGTTATTACTCGTGTGGAAATATATAATCGGTACAATAATCGTTACCGATACTATGCCAGTTTCAAAGATGTTAAAGTTATGACTAATTCTGGCACTGCTTTTATCCAAGGAACTGGTTTGTCGGAGAAACAGGCAATAGAAGATTATGCTAGACATATTAAATTACATAAAATGATATTACCTAAAGGCCATACCATAAATGTCTGGAATCTACAATGATAGCGACAATGATTCCAATATCCGGTGATCCTTGGTATATTGAAATAAATGAAGCTACACCGAAAATGTGTCACAGTTCGTAATGATTCACCTATTGACTACTATAACTCCTCGCCAGCTACAGTGTTAAGGAATACAGTAGTATATAAGTTAATAGCTTATCACACTTTAGTATACAAAGAGCAACTGGGTAGGATATGAGTTTTATTGGAGTCGGTAAAACAATTATACCTGTCTATAGCGAAATAATATGAAAAAACAAATCAAAGTTAAAATAGGCCGGTTTCTATATCCAGTGACCTTGGACTATCGCGGCGATCGTATTTTCGTTGTGTTTAAGTACAACAAAGCTATCATTGCAGAAATTAAGGCTATGGAAGGTGCTAAGTGGCATGGTTTTGATACTCCGCCTCTAAAAGTGTGGAGTATAGCTAATTCTTCTCGAAACGAATTCCAACTTGGATATCTACAGGGAAAGAATCCGTACCAACACTATGATACTGAAATCATAGAAAATGAGTATGTCAGATCCTTGTATCAACACCAAAAAGAATTGGCTGATTTTGCCTTAGCCAGACACCATTGCATTATTGCAGGTGAAATGGGCGTGGGTAAGACTCTTTCTGCTATTGAAGTTATGGAGCAATCTGGAACTTTGGATTGGTGGTATGTGGCACCTAAGAGTGCCCTTAAAGCAGTAGAAAGAGAATTAGTTCTTTGGAATTGCAGAGTAATTCCTAAAATGATGACGTATGAGGGACTAGTTAAGTGGGTAAAACAGAACGAAAACCTCTCTGAGTCAATTAGTGCTGAAATTCCTAGAGGTATTGTATTTGATGAATCAGCAAGAATCAAGAATCCTACGGCACAAAGATCCCAGGCCGCTAAAGCAGTAGCTGATGCTATTAGAAATCTATGGGGCTATGATGGCTATATAATACTAATGAGCGGTGCTCCTGCCCCCAAGGTACCTGTTGATTGGTGGCATCAGTGTGAAGTAGCCTGCCCAGGATTCATTAGAGAAGGGACCAAAGCCAAGTTTCAGAAAAGACTTGGTATAATTACACAGGTGGATTTCTATGGTACAGGAAACAGTTTTCCTAAATTGGAGTCTTGGCTTGATGATGAAAATAAATGTGCTATTTGCGGGAAGCTGGAGAAAGAACATATTTTTGACGATAATGACCATACTTTTAAGAAAAGTGTCAATGAAGTCAGCTATTTATATGAGCGTATGCAAGGATTAGTCATAGTTAAACTAAAAAAAGAATGTTTGGATTTACCGGATAAACATTATCGTAAAATCATTCTTGAACCTTCTACGAAAATAACTAATCTCGCAAAGACACTTCTACAAACAGCTAAGACTACTATAGCCGGTATCACTTTAATTCGAGAATTAAGTGACGGTTTTCAATATAATAAGAAAAAGACGGGAACTGAAGTTTGTCCTATTTGTCGAGGAGCTGAAGAGCTACCCGATCCGTTAAACGAAAATGAACTGGCTCTATGTGATGGTTGCGGTGGTGCAGGTGAGCGTACTGTATATACTAGAGTGACAGAGCAGGTCGAAACTCCAAAAGAAGGTGCTCTTTGTTCACTACTTGATGAATATGGTGAAGTAGGTCGAGTAGTTATATTTGGCGGGTTCACTGGCTCTATCGATCGATGTGAGATTATTTGTCAGGATAACGGTTGGGAAACTATTAGAGTAGACGGTAGAGGTTGGAGCCATAACTATACTGATCCATTAGAAGTTTTTCAAAATGGGCACAAAGAACATCCACGTATCGCCTTTATTGGACAACCTGGTGCTGGTGGAATCGGACTGACTTTAACTGCATCGCCAGTTGTAATTTATTATTCCAATGATTTTAATGCCGAAAACAGGATACAGTCGGAAGATCGCTGTCACCGAATAGGTATGGATATGAATAGGGGGTGTACGATTATTGATTTAATACATTTACCGACGGATGAATTAATTCTCGACAATCTACAGAAAAAACGCGATCTACAAGCTCTTACAATGGGTCAATTACAACAAGCATTAGGGAAATAATTATGAGTAGACAATTAAGTGATGAAAAGGAATTAGCCATTAGAGACGCATTAAAAAAAGGCACATCTAAATCGCGTATAAAAATAGAGTTAAAGGTAGGTCAAACTACAATTGATCGAATAGCTAATTCTCTTAATATAAAGGCGAAAAAAGAAAGATTCAAGAAATTAAAGGCCGAAGAAAAATCTGACCCGACAGACGAAAGAGTATTGAAACTTGAAGCTAGAAATATAGCTCTTAAAGATGAAATACTTAGGTGTAAGCGTGCCTATACAGCGGCACAGAGAAATAATAGTGTTTTTGAAGCCCTTGTAGATGAATTACAAAGTGCTGTAAAACCGATTAGTCCATTACCATCTGCTATTAAAATCAAACCGAGAACAAATTTAATTAAAGAGTCTGTAGTTGCTATTCTTAGCGATGAACATGCAGATCAGGTAGTTTTACCCCATCAGGTTGGTAACTTAGAGCGTTTTAATTTCCCTATTGCGTTGAGGCGTGCGGAAAGGTATGTTGATACTATAATCAAATTTACTCAACGTACTCTACAAAATTATAATTTTGATACATTATGGATTTTCGCTAATGGGGATCATACTTCTGGGGAAATTCATAGTGCGGTTGATCACAGCACGTATAGAAATAGTTTTAGAAACAGTTTAGCTGTTGGTCAGATGCACAGTCTTATGTTTCGTGATCTGGCTTCCCATTTCAATAAAGTGAAAGTCGTGTATGTTCCCGGTAATCACGGCCGGCGATCAACAAAAAAAGATTACCATGGTGCATGGAATAACTGGGATTATCTTATTGCGGAAACTGCTAAATTACATTGTGCACAATTAGAAAATGTAGAATTTTGTATACCTGACGCTTTTTCGATATGTGTAGATATTGAGGGGCATGGATTCCATGTGACACATGGAGATGAAATCAAGGGTTGGATGGGTATACCTTGGTACGGTATTAACCGTAAAACACAAAAACTTACGGCATTAAATGCGTCACAGAAGAAAAAAATAAGCTATTATATTTTTGGGCATTTTCATCAAGCCAGTACACTCGCTGTACTCGATGGCGAAACAATAATTAACGGATCTTGGGTAGCAACAGATCCCTTTGCATACGAGGGATTATCAGTATTCAGTGAGCCTAGCCAATGGCTTTTCGGGGTAAATGCTCAAAGAGGTATTTCTTGGCGATTGAATATGAAATTGAAAACTGAAAGAGAGCATCTAGGACCAGATAGATATGCTGTTAAACTCACAAAGGAGAATGAATAATGCCTAAATTCCCACCCGCCAATATCGACGTGGTACGAGTAAAAAATAGTTTATATATGATCCCAAAAGACGAACAATCTGATGATATACTAGAACTCTTTGCTAATGCTACTATTATCAAGCGGCGTGATGATACTGAAATTACATGTGGCTATAACTTAGTCCTTGAACTCAGGAGAGAATAATAATGTTTTGTAGTAATTGTTTTGGACCTATTGAAGACAATGAGTGTAGAGCATGTTACGGTAAAGGTATACGGTATAAACGGTTAGATGAATACTCTGTAGTAAATATACCATTAGATAGAATATACTCAGATCCCATTTTCAACTGCCGCGGTACGATAGTACCATTAGATGTTATCGATCTAGTCAAAGATATTGAAAAGACTGGACTACAATCTCCAATAGCAATTCAACCAATTTCTGATGTTTCTGAATTTCCTGAAGAAGATTATGATTATAGAATCGTTGCAGGTCATCGACGTTTCGCATCGTTCAAAATCTTAAAGAAAGAAACAATCCCTGCGATGATAAAAGTTGGACTCTCTGAGGTCCGTGCTAAATTGATAAATCTTGCGGAGAATCTCAAACGCCAAGATTTGAATATCGTACAAGAAGCTAATGCGATTGAACATCTACGTAAATTAGGCTTAAATCGCCGGCAAGTCGGTGAAGAGCTTGGCGTTAGTCCGTCATGGGTTCAAGTTCGCTATAACCTTTTAGACTTACCAATAGAGATACGCGATGAAGTTGCAGCTGGTATGATTAACCAGTACCAGATTAAAGAGATTTATAGTTTAGAGTCAAAAGAGCAACAATTTGAAGCAGTAAAACAAATTAAAGACGCTAAACTTCGCGGTGAACGCGGTATCAGTGTAGGTAAAAAGCCGAAAGATAGCCCTTTTAAGAAACGTCGACAACCTGTAAATGTTGTTCAAGAAATGATTGAACATATAGGTAAAACTGTAGGTTATGGACTACATACTAGAGTTTTAGCTTGGGCTAATGGCAATATCAATTCTGCAGAATTGTATTTTGATATTAAAAGCGAAGCAGATGAAAAAGGTATTAACTATGAAATCCCGATCAGAGGTGTAGAGTGATATTTCATAATATACTAGTAATAATAATGTTATTTGTGTATTTACTGCAATGGCGGAAAATACGACTGATTAGTAAAGAGCTGGATCAATCCCGCAAAGAATATTATTTATCCCAGTCCAGGCATTTTGAGCAACTAAGAGGAGAATGTAACTGTGTGCAAACTCGAAAATCACAAATGCCTTAACGCTGATCTAGCCACTAGACTAGTCCGTAAATGCTATAACAATTTCAATTTAATGATTGCTCTAATACGTCCGGTACCGGGTTTTAATGAGTTTGACAAAGATAAAGTTAATCAAGCGGTCAGTGATTTTGAAATCCTTTTAGACGAAGTACGTGAGTTGGTACGTTAATTTATCAAGGAGCTACTATGTTTATTAAAGAAACGCTTAAATTACGTAACAAAGACAAAATTTAATTTTATCGCAGAATGTACAACGGTGACTTTAATACTTCTTTAGTATTAACTCCGGCTAAAGCCGTAGGTAAAAGTGAAAATTTCCAAGTACAATGGGAAAATACCCTTGTTCCGGAGATATTAAAGGCCTTGTCCTCTCCCGAGTAATTAACATGATTTTCTATGATACAGAAACATGTGGCTTTTACGGAATGCCCGTACTCTTACAGTACGCGGTGAATGATGGGGATATTAAGCTCTGGGATATTTGGCGGGAGCGGATAGGTGATACACTTGAACTTATCGAATGGATGATGGATCACGACGTCTGTGGTTTCAATCTAGCCTTTGACCATTTCCAACTCTCTAAATGTTATACCACGTTCACACAATTCAATGATCCTGACGCTATACCAGAAGACCATATTAACGCCTTAGCAGTTTGTGAAGAAAGAGCAAGATTCTTGGATCTTTGCATCAAGCCTAAATCTTCTTGTGATATAATGTTACACGCTAGAAAAGGGCCATATCAGTCTCTAATGCAACGAAGTGCTATTAAGGTCAAAAGAATTCCCACTAGATTGTGTAAAGCTGTTTGTGCAGAATTGGAACAACGTATTGAATTGGATGGAATTTATTTCGCAAAAAGACAAGATAGAAATGCACCTAATTGGCAGATTAAAGACATTGAAATCGACGGGGAAATAGTACCCGACTTCAAAAATATTGTTTTGAAATTCCACCCAAGTGGG